GATTTCCCACGCGCTCTTGCCGATGAACTCACAGAAGTCGCGCAGGCGCGGGTCTTGCGAGAAGTCGCCCGACATCTTGGCCGGGTATATCTCGTTCAGGTCGTCAGACTGCTGCGCCAGATACTCGTCCGACACCGCGTTCACGGCGTCGAGGAACTCCGGCTTCAGGGCGGTGACGACGACGGACGGGAAGCAGAAGATCGGCTGGAGGTCGCCGCTCACGACTTGTCCTCCAAAAACAGCGGCTGCATGTTCTTCAGCACCTTGGTGCGGTCGCCTTGGCTGTTGATCACCTTCATGGTGATGGCCTCGATGTGCGGCACGATCTGCGTCTCGAAGTCGGGGTGGCAGCGCATGGTGTTGAGGTGGTCGTGCGGGATGGTGCCGGCGGTGAGCAGGAAGTTCTCCGCGCGCGTCTTCAACTCGCCCAGCCACTCTTCGCGCTGCATCGCCTCGTTGGCCTCAAGGAACGGCAGGTGCCGGTATTTGCGGTTCGGCTCCAGTTCGTCCATCAGGCTGCAGATGTAGGCGTACTCATTGAGCGCGGCTTGGTGGTTCAGCGCCCAGCCCTCGTTGACGGAGTTGCACTCCAGCAGGTCGGCCTCTGCATTGAGGCGCTGCACTTCTGTGGAGGTGTCGTCGGCCAGCACGGCCTCTGCCGCCATGACCTTGGCCTTGCGGCGCAGGCCTTGCGCCTTCGAGTGCTCGATCTTGACGCCGATGTCGATCTTCTGGTCGTGCAGCAGCGCCCACGCGCCGTCTACGGTGTGGCAGCTTCCTGCCATGAAGTGCTTCAGTTGGAAATCGCAGTTATTGCGATGCGGCTTGCTGTTCATCGTGTGCTCCTTACGATGAGGTGGAAATTAGGTGGTGATACCCGATATGCCGTTAGATGTTGCAGCGTTGTTGCAGCCGCCGGGGGCGGTAGCAGCGCCGCCTGCGCTAACGATGCAGCCGGTGTAAGTATATTTGTCCCTCGTAGTAACCCTGTTTGGGCAAACTATTCCCAGCGCAAAAATGCCAACGGCGCTGTCTCCTGCGGCTGACCCGTTGCGTGATGCAGCCGTAGCCGCCCCGCCCGCTGCTACAATGCAGCCGGCGTAGGTATATTTGTTGCGGGTGGTGGATGCGCTAGGAGTTCGCCCCAACGCGAATATACCAATAGTGCTATTACCCGCCGACGAACCCCCGTATGACGCAACGGTCGCCGCGCCGCCTGCGCTTACGACATCGCCCGCGTAGGTGTATTTATTGCGGGTGGTGAGAGAATTAGAGGAGGCGTCGAGACCAAGCGCGAAAATACCGACCGTGCTGTTTCCTACTGCGGAACCGCAGGAAGAAGCTGCCGTGGCTGCGCCACCGGCGGAGACAACATCGCCAGAGTACGTGTATTTATCGCGCGTGGTATATTTAACGAAGCTTGCATCGCACCCCAGTGCAAATATGCCTACCGTGCTGTTACCTGCGGCGGATCCTCTGCGCGTTGCCACAGTAGCAGCACCCCCCGCGCTTACGACGTCACCTGCGTAAGTGTATTTGTTGCGGGTAGTGGAGGCTCCGGGCGCGTTGCCCAGTGCAAATATGCCTACCGTGCTGTTACCTGCGGCGGAACCGAAGGACGACGCCGTTGTGGCCGCAGTGGCTGAGCCAACAGTATCACCGGAATAAGTGTATTTGTTTCGGGTCGTGGTTGCCTGAGCAGAGTTGTTAACGCCCAGCGCGAAGATCGCGAACGTGCCGTCCACAAAGTTCGGCGGCCACAGGCCCTGACCGACCGCCTGAAACTGCTGGGAGAGTGTCCAGATGCCGCTGTACGAAGGCATTACATGTTCACTCCGGTTGTGCCGTTGGAAGCAGCGGAGCTATAGTGAGACGCCGCACTAGCTGCGCCGCCCGCCGCAACAACGCAGCCTGAGTAGGTATACTTATTGCGCGTGGTAGAAGGACCCGGTGCGTTCCCAAGTGAAAAGATGCCAACCGTGCTGTTACCCGCAGCGGAACCAGCGCCTGAAGCCACAGTCGCAGCGCCCCCTGCGCTGACAACGTCACCTGAGTAAGTGTATTTATTACGGGTGGTCACGCGACCGCAAGGCGTACATCCTAAAGCAAAGATGCCAACTGTACTGTTCCCAGTGGCAGTACTGTAGTATGATCCCACTGTCGCCGCGCCGCCCGCACTGTTAGAGCAGCTTGAGTAGGTGTACTTGTCGCGGGTGGTGGAATAAACAGATGATGAGCTGCAAAAACCAAGCGCGAAGATGCCAACCGTGCTGGTACCGGCGGCTGAGCCATAACCCGATGGCGTTGAGGCGGCACCCCCTGCGCTAACAACGCAACCTGCATAGGTGTATTTGTTTCTGGTCGCTACTGGTGGAAAACTGGGGGCAGAACCCAGCGCAAAGATACCTACCGTGCTGTTTCCAACGGCTGAGCCGTTGCTGGACGCCACCGTGGCAGCGCCGCCTGCGCTAACAACACAACCTGCATAGGTGTACTTATTGCGGGTTGTGAGGGTGGAAGCACCGCGCCCAAGCGCGAAGATGCCAACCGTGCTGGTACCGGCTGCTGAACCACAGCCAGCCGCCACCGTAGCTGCGCCGCCTGCGCTGACAACGCAGCCGGCATAGGTGTATTTATCGCGAATGGTGGAAGGGATGCAGGTCGCAACTCTCCCCAGCGCAAAGATACCAAACGTGCCCGTTGGCACCGCAGGCGTAACGCTATTGCTAAACGCGCTGATCGGCGACGGGCCGTAGGTGTTCAGGGCGAAGACGCCGAACGTGTACGCCGTGCCATTGCTCAGCCCAGACACCGTAATCGGGGAGCCTGCCGCCGCGCCAGCAAAGCCGCCGGGATCACTCCGAGCCGTGTAGCCGGTGATAGCCGAGCCACCGACGTTCGCAGGCGCGGTGAACGCCACAGTCGCCGAGGAGCAGCCGCCCGTAGCCGTGCCAATCGTCGGAGCGTTCGGAGCCTGAAGTGGGTTGAACCCTACGCCGAGGACGCCGCCCTGATACCGTTGCGACATGAGATGTCCTTACGAAATGTCTTCCCACGAGCAGGTCACGATGAGGTCGTTCGCCGTGCCAGCGATAGCGCCGATGCTCTCGTTTTCCTTGAGGTAGATCGACGTGGTCTTGTCGATGACGATCAGCGAGGCGTCAGCCGGCACCGAGACGGTAGAGGCGATGGCAAATGCCGATCCGCCCAGAGCCGCCGCTGAGTACTTGTTGATCGTGATGTCGCAGGCGTTGGTGCCGTCAACATTCGAGACGATGAGCGTGTTGATCTTCAGCACCTTGTTGCTCGACGCGGCATTGCTGACAATCGACGTGGCACTGGTCGAGGTCAGCGAAACGCTGCTGTTCTCGCCGCGAATGGCCGTGACGGCGACGATATTCGGATTTGCCATAACCTAGTTCCTCACAAGCCAAAAATGAGGGAGAAGGCGATGGCCTGCCCCACTGATGCCCCCGCCGCTGGCGTGGTGAAAGTCAAAGTGCCGCTGCCGTTCGTGGTGATAACCTGACCAGCCGTGCCGTCCACAATCGGGTAGCGCAGACCAACCGGGTTGTTCATGATCCGCGTGACGGTGCCCGCCGAGTTCTCGGCAAAGAGCGCCACGTCAGCCGTGTTGATCGCCAATTCGCCCGCCGCAAGATCAGCGGCAAGCGGCACCGCGCTCGCAGTGGACGTGCGATACAGTTGGATTGGCGTGAAGCCGCTCTGAGCCATTAGAAGGTTCCTCCGTCAATCGCCTTAAAGCTGGGCGCTGACGCCCCGTTAGATACCAGAACTTGACCGGCAGTGCCAGCACTCGTGAAATTGTAAGCCGTACCCGTGCCGAAGGCAACGCCCCCGGCAGTCGGGGCATTCGTGCCGTTCGTGCCGCCATTGGCAATGGCCAGCGTGCCGGCCATCGTGATCGTGCCTGCGCCCGTCACCGGGCCGCCGCTGAACGTCAAGCCAGTGGTGCCACCACCGACATTTACCGAGGTAACAGTGCCGCCGCCCGAGGCCGACACAGTGAAGCTGGGGTACGTGCCGGTGACGCTGATGTTCGTGCCGCCGGTGATGCTCACCACCTGATCGGGCGCCGTGTTCGTGACAGTGATGGAGCCGGCACCGTTTGTGATGCTGATGGCCGTGCCCGCCGTCAGCGTCGCCTTGGCCAGCGTGTTGCCGGTGGTATTGCCGATCAGCAACTGCCCGTCGGTGTAGCTCGTCTGCCCCGTGCCGCCCGACGCAACAGGCAGCGTGCCCGTCGTCAGGGCCGAGGTCGATGTCGCGTAGACCGCGCCGCCGGACGTGAAGCTCGTCAGGCCCGTGCCGCCGTTGCTGGTGACCACGGGGCTGATCAGGCTGAAGACCGTGCCGCTGGTAAGTTGCAGGCCGTTGCCCGCCGTGTAGAGCGTGCTGTCGGACACCTGCACGAAGGTGATTGCCGTCACCCCAAACGTGATGACGCCTACGGTGTTCAGCACGTAGGTTTCGCCCGCGCCCGTGTCGCCAGCCGACACGAAGAAGGCGTCGCCCTGACCGAGGCCGTTGGGGTTTTTCACGGCGTAGGTGTCGGCGTCCGTTGTGCGGCGCAGCACCCAGTTCGTGCCGCCCGGATCGGGCGTGCCAACCGTGACAACCTCGTAGATGCCGTTCTCAAAGGCGTTGGTCTGGCTATACACCAAGATGCGGTCGCCGACCTGCGCAGTCGGGCCGTCTGGCGCAAAGGCTGCCTTGGTGCCGTTGTTGGTCAGCGTTGCGCCGACACCGACCCCAGCGCCGCCCGGCTGGTTGTAGATCGCGTTGAGGTTGCCCGTTGTGTTTGGCACCTCGTACTTGACCGCCGTGTGGAACGTGATGCCTGAGGACACCTGCGTGTCCACGTAGCTCTTGTTGGCAAGGTCGTTCGCGCTGGTGGGCGTCGTGCTAACCGTACCAGAGGTCAGGGCCACCGACGTAAGCGTCGGCGTCATGCTGTAGCTAGGGTTGCCGCCTGCGTTGACCAGCACGCCCGTGCCCGCCCCCAAGAACGTCGTCGCGCCTGCGCCCGTCTGGTAGGGGATCGCGCCCGCAGTGCCGGCGGCAAGGTTCGTCGCGGTCGTCGCCGACGTGGCGGTCGTCGCCGTGGTGGCAGTCGTGGCAGTGACCGCATTGGTCGCGTTGCCCACGGTCACCGTTGACGGGTTGACGTAGGCCGGTGCCGTGCCGTTCGACGCCAGCAGGAAGCCGTTAGAGCCGACCGGCAGCTTGTCGAGGGTCGTCGTCGTGTTGGCGAAGAGAAGGTCGCCGACGCCGTAGCTGGCGATGCCTGTGCCGCCGTGAACCGGGTTCAGCGTGCCGTTCAGGGTCAGCGTGCCGGCAGCAGTGATAGGACCGCCGCTAAAGGTTAAGCCGGTCGTGCCGCCGCTCGCGTTGACCGAAGTCACAGTGCCCGCGCCCGCAATCGAGACCCACTCGACATCGGTGCCGCCAGCGTTCAGGACAAGCGCCCGACCGGCGTTGCCGCTGTAGCTGGGCAGTAAGTTGACGCGCGCAGCTGGCGCGGTCGTCGCGTTCGTGCCACCCTTATTTACCGGCAGAACGCCAGTGAGATCAGAGATCGGAATAGTCAGAACTGAAGTGTACGGACTGCCGCCATTTCCCACGATATAGCCGCTGAGAGAAGCAGCCGCCCCTGTGCCGCCCTGAGCCGTCGAAAGCGGCGTCGTCAGCCCGGAGAGCGAAGTAATGTCGCTGTTGGCGCCAGACTGAGCGGCGCCCAAGGCTACGCGCGCAGTCCCGGCAGACGTCGCGCCGGTGCCGCCATTGGCGATTGCCAGTGTGCCCGACATCGTAATCGTGCCGGAGCTCGTAATCGGGCCACCGCTGAATACGAGCCCGGTGATGCCCCCGCTGACATCGACCGAAGTGACGCTACCAGCGCCGGTCGCCGAAATAGAAATCGCACCGGGGGTGTTCGTAATTGTAACACCAGCGCCGGCAGTCAGGGTCGAAAGCGAGTAATCCGTTCCGGTGCCAATAAGCAGCTGGCCGACGCCCGGAGCAGACCCAAGCCCGGTGCCGCCATTTGCAATCGTAATTGCACCGGAGAGCGCGGTGACGGCAATGTTGCCACCCGTGATGGACACGGCATTGGAATTCTGCAGCGCCATCGAGCCGAAGCCGAAGGTGCTGGTAGTCAGCTGACTCAGCGCAATGCGATAGTTTTCGTTACCAAAGACAGCCGGGAATTCAACGTTGCCAGTGACGGCACCGACCCACGGCTCCATCTGAGAGATTTTAATGTCAGACACTCAACTCTCCTGCACGATGGGGTCGTCGTCTTGAGTGACAATGCGCTGAATGCCGTTTTCGTCAAGGACGTAAGAAGTGGGATTAAAATCCGGGCGCGGGTTGCGAACCGGCACAGGATCCGGACGCAGAAGCAAGCGGCTGTAGTAGGGCTGAGGAACGTCGTCGCAGGAGGCGCAGACGTAGAGCTTCAGCCCGACCGGTGTCGAGCCGCCGCGATAGTCCTTTTTCTCCCGAAGGTGGGTGTGCTGCACGAGGAAGCCGCAGCCATCGCAGATTGCAATGGCCCTTGGGTTTTGTGCGTCAAACTCAGGAGCCGTCCTGCGCTTGCGTCCGCGTCCGAATGCGTACTGCATCAGTAGCCTCCGGTGGGATCAATGGTGATGCGGAGAGGCACGCGCTCACGGTCTTCAGCAGCTGCGCGATCATAGGCGCCATCGGCGAGGCCCTGAAGGAACTGCAGGCGGTCAGGCGCAAACTTCACAGCGAGCTTGGCGGCGAGGCCGGCAGCAATCGCCTCCATCCAGCGGTTAGGAGCGTCCATACTATCCGTAAACGCACCTGCGTCTTCTTGCACCTTCATGCGGTGATAGAAGAGCGTTACGCCGACATCGCGCGGTGCCTGCCAGATGTAGATGCGAGGCGTGATTGTGCGGTCGAAATAATACTGGAACGGACGCTCGCCAAGCTGAGCCTTGTTCGGGATGGCATCGTATTCAGCGCGGCTGATCGGCGACATCATCAGGTCGGTGGCCTGAGCGCCTGACATCGTGCGCGTATAGACCTGCAGCAGCGATACCGTGCGGGGCTGCAGATCGTAGTAAAGCGTGCCCGGAGTGAGCACAATCGACATGAGATCCACGGCCCACAGGTTCGGGCCGTTGTTCGCCCAGTCGGAGAACATGTAGTTAATCGAGCGACGGGCGCTGTCGATATCGTTTGAAGCCAGCGACGAGGGATTGCGGCCCACGCGCTCGTAGGCTTCCGTGATGATATCGATCTGTTCGGTGTTCCCGAACGTGTACGAATTTGACGTTGTCATGCTGCCACCACAAATCCAAATCGGATGCCATACGCGGCCTTCCTCTTCTTGCGGCATATAGCAGACACCGTGGTTTTGCACAAACCATGTGCCTTGGCTGCGGATGAAACGCTTTCGTACTGCAAGCCAGTGGTAACGCAGACGACCCTACGCCTAGTTTCCAGCGCACGCTTCCTGCAATTTGCGACCCTCGTTTCACGCATAAACTGCGTTTCGTTGGGCGGCCTCCTGCCCTTCAGCTTTGCGCTGAGCGCAGCCTTCCTTTCAATCGGCCACTTGTTACCAAGATTAATTTTGGACCCCAGCATCCGCTCCCTTGCCTTCTGGCGCTGCTCATCGCTGAGGGTGTGTCCCGTTGTTCCATCCCCGCCCAGCGTCACATTGTAGTGCGGACAAGTTTCTTTAATGAGGCGCATTTCCGCCAACTTCACTTGCTCGTCGCTGCTGTGAATTTCTAAAACTTCTACAAAAAAATTTTCTTTTCCGTATTTGATAATAGCAGCTGCAAGTCGGCTATACTTGGTCTTGTGACGGGCATTGTTAATGTGCTGCCTAAATCGAAATTCTGCTGTTTTTCTTGTAATGCCAATATAAAACTTTCCATTTACCTGATTGGTAATCTTGTAAACGCAAAAGTTTCCGCTCGTGGTCATCGAAACCTCGCCGCCTTTTTGGCGATGGCTTTCGGCTGAGCGACAAACTGCTTACCCGCCTTTTTGCCTTCGCGCTTGGCCTTAGTCGTAGCAGCATATTCGCTTGGAGTCAGCGATTTAATCGCTGCAGCAGGGAGATAACGCTCGCCAGTCTTGCTCGACGGCTTGCCGGACTTCGTCGTCCATTTCTGATCGGTCCAGTCCTTGAGAGACTGCTGAGGCTTCCTAATCGGCATAGCCGCCGCCTTTGGCTTTATATTCCTTGGCCAAAAGCTGCGCCTTGCGCGCGGACCACTGCCCCGCCTTGGTGCCGTGGGTCTCTCGGCCCTTGATGCTGTTAAACAAACGCTCGCGGAGGCCGGGCTTGGTGTAGTTCCCGGCCTCATTCACACGCGATTGTTTGCGACCACGCATTACTTACCTTTGACCTTCGGCTTAGCGACAGGGGCGGCAGTGGGCGCAGGCGCCGGAGCGGGGGCAGCCGGGGCAGTAAAGCCGAGCATGTCCTGCAGCTGCTCGTCCGTCAGGGCTTCCCACTCAACAGCGGCCATAGCCACTTCCTGACGTTCGCCCTTGGCGTTCTGATATGCGCGAGTGATCATGATAAGCTCCCTCAGTTGTAGTATTTGGTCATCTCAAGGACGAGCGTGTAGGTGTCGCCATTGGTCTGATCGGCGGTGCTCAGCAGGATGTTGCCGGTCTTCCCAGTGCCTGACGTGTTTCGCAGACCGCCGAAGTTCGAAAAGTCAAACGTATACTGATCATTCTGCGCGCTGGCGAAGAAGATGACGTCGGTCGTCGCATCCCAGAACAGACGGAATTCCATGCCGTGGCAGGCCGTGTGAATCTTCTGGACGCTGACGCCGGTGCACGCCTGACCCAGAGCGTTCGCCGCAAGGTTTGCGACGTTGACCTTGGTCACAAGCGACTCGCCCGTGCCGTCCGAGATGTTGGTGAACAGAATGACAGCGGTCGTGTTGTTGTCGACCAGCGTCTGCGAAGTTACTGCGTCAGCCATTATTTCATCCCCTTAAGAGTCATGGCAAAGCGAGCGCGCTGACCCAGCTTGCCGGGCGCTTTTGCGGCGGCTTCGAGCTTGCCTGCAGGGATCGGCTTGCCAGCCTTCGCCCCGAGTTGTTTGCGGAGAGCGCCGGGCTTTTTGATGGCTTCGGCGATGAAGTTTTTCTTGCCACGCATGTCAGCAGTTCCACGCTTTGCGGGCGAGCCGCAGCCGAGAGTTAGGATCCTTAGCAGCCTTCGGAAACATCTTCATCTGGCCAGCAGAGCGAGCGCAGTAGCTATCGCGACGAGAACCACCTTCCGGTTGCGGACGCTTCAGATTACTCCCAGTGGCAGCATTGTAAGCCTTCCGGCCAGCCTCGTTGAGACCGCCCTTCGGGTTCTTATGCTTAGCCTTGAACTGAAAGTCTTTCTTCGCGCGCATTCCGGTCTCCATATAACTGGGGCGACCCGAAGGCCGCCCCAATCATTAGGCTTGAGCAACGCCGTAAAGGCCGGTCTGCGTATCGTCGTCCAAGACGAACACCCAGAGCGTCAGGCGCTTCGTACCATCAGCAGCGTCCGGAACCGCATAGGTGCCGCGAACGTCGCCGGTGGTGGTCGTTGCGGCGGTAGCATCGCCAGCAACGAACGTACCGGTCGTCACGAAAGCGCCGTTCCACGCGGTCAACACGTAGTTACGGCTGTTGGCATCGATTGGCAGGCCAAACACGTCGCCCGTGCCAACGAAGATATCGGTGGCGGCAGCCGAAGCGGCAACTCGGGTGATCGTCTTGAACGCTTTCTTGCCGGCGACAGCAGTCGTGCCGTTCAGGGTGATCGCTTCCGACATCGGAATGCCGTAGACGTCAGTGCCCGTGATGGTCAGCACAGCCGTAGCAGCGCCGGCAGCGTCGACAATGACGTTCCGGGGAACATCGAGGGTGACAGTGCCGCCAGAAGCCAAGGCGCCGTTCAGCAGAGCGTTGCCAGCACTAGCCAGCGTCTGCTGAGCGCAGATGCCGTCGGCGTCCAGAGCAACCGGAACCACGTCATAGACGTTGATCGGCGACATGAAGACGCCGGGCTGATTAGCGGTGCCGTTGTTGGCGAAGTTCCTGCCTGCCCGAACGCCGTCAGAGAAATGAGTCATGATGTTTCTCCATAGCTAAGGGTGGGGCCGAAGCCCCACCCCCGGGATTTAGGAAGCGCCCTGCGAACCCCAGCCTGCGCGGAAGTTCGAGCAGCCGAACGAGTAACGCTCAATGGCCTTCGCCTTGAGGTTGTCGGTGTCGAAGTCCGTGTAGACGTCGGTTTCCAGCTTTTCACGCTCGTAGTACTTGAAGCCATTCGGAGCGTCAGTCAGCAGGAACCAGCCGTTCGTGTCGGTCAGGAACATGTTAACGCGATGACCCTGCGGAACCGCCGAGTTGTTGTAAATCGCGTTAATATCGTTGTTCGCCGTGTCGACGCGGAACTGCGACTGGAGCAGGCGGGTAGCCGTCCACTGCAGTTCAGCCGGAACGATCAGCTTCGTCGGCTTCGTCATGATGCGGAGGCCCGCAGCATCACGGAAGCGCTGAACGCCAACGATGGCGTCCTGAAGCGAGGTTTCGTTCAGGTCGGCTTGGATCGAGAAGGTGTTGGCGACAACACCGTTATCAATCGGGTGCTGAGTCGAGAACAGCGGCTGGCCATCACCAATCGGGAAGTTCGACGAGAAGCCGTTGTTCAGAACGGACGCGCCGAGAACTTCCTTGGTCTGTTCCATCGACTGGCGAAGAGCCTTCGCCTGCAGCGGGAACGACGACTGATACAGGTTATCCTTGATAGCCTGACGGGTGATGATGAAGCCGATGCTGGTGTAGCGGTTCACGTAGTTCGTGACGAACCGCTGACCCATTTCACCGTAGGCGGTCGAGGCGCCTTCAGCCTTGATCTGAGCCAGACCAAGCAGCTTGACTTCGACTTCGATTTCAACGGCCTTATCGGACGTGTGCTTCTCGAAGATTTCCGACCACTGACCCGGATACATCGGATAGTCGCCGAAAACGGCGGCCAAACCGGGCCGGAGCAGGTCGCGGATTGCGGTAGTGTTAATAGCCATTTCTCAAATCTCCCTGCTGGACCGATCAGATGCCAGTCACCCCACCCCGGTAGAGGTGGTTGTTGATGACAACGAGCCAGTTCGCGAAGGCCCCGATAGCGTTACCCGGAGTCGGGTCCAGCTGCAGAATCTTCAGGTTCAACGTCGCAGTGTCGGCTTCCGTCGCGTTGTTCAGCGAGACGGCAGACGTACCCGTGGCGGTGGAACCGGCGGTGTACAGGAAGTTCGCGTTCAGACCACGGTCGGTCAGGGCCAGCGGAGTACCCGCAGTGCCAGTGCCGCTCGTTTCCTGAATGGTGAACACGGTGTTCGGATCGTCGATCACGAGAGCTTCAACGACCGAGCCGGTGAGAACACCGGGGTTGCCCGGCCAGTAGTTCTCGAAACGGACGCGACCGGTGCTGTCGGTGAACTTGACGCCCCAAAAAACGCCGACGCAAGCAGCGCCAGCGGCGCCGACTTCCAGAACGCCCGACGAGCTAATGGTGACCGGGTCACCACGGAAGATCGCGGTCGCGTAGGTGTTGGTGATCTGATAGGGGTTGGTCGCGCCAGTCCAAGCAGAGCCATCCAGCTTCTTGACGGGGACGAGCCCCTGAGGCGCATTGGTACCGTAAGCCATACGGATTCTCCATGCTGAAGTTGAGGGTTGGTTTCTGCCGGTACGTAACGGCAATCGTTTTTTGCTACGATACGTGACGTAGCCTCGAGGTGAGCCTGCCATGCTCAGGGACCACGGTACGTGACGTGGCGTCGATGTAGATGTAAATTATGCTTAAATAGAACGACTGTCAACAGCATACAAAAAGACCCCCGCCCAGTTTCCCGAGCGGGGGTAAGTTGCCACAGCGAAGGGAAATACACTGTGGACCGGAGGTTAGTCCTTAAACGAAGTGACGCGCTCGAACGCCACTCCGGTGCCCTTATCCTCAAAGCGCGGCAGGTTCGGGTCGTTCTGACCGGTCCATGCTACGTCCTGCAGGGTTTCGATGTTTTCCAGATCGCGCTCGCGATTGCGCTCCTCGACGTCGCGGGTCGGGCATTCGCAGAGCATCAGACCACCGCGACGGATAACCATCACTTCGGTGCCCTCATAGCCCGGAAGCGGAGGCGGCACCATCTCCGGGTGACGGCCAGCGGGAACCGGCTGCCAGCCGCGGATCATGCGGTCGGTCATGTTATCGGGATCCGGCTCGTTCAGAGTCGACTCACGAACCCAAGCGTAGGTCATGCCCGCCGGGATCTTATCCTTCGGGACATAGAGCTTGGATTGAAAGTGCGTCTCAGGGCGCTTGCGCAGCCCGGCTTCGCGAGTTTCGGTGGCACGCGAGGTGCTAATGCGAGAAGAACGAGCCATTAGTTTGCTCCCTTATTCGTTTTCATGATGTAAATTGCGTGGTATTTTTCAGCTTCCAAGTCAGTCATGCGACTGCCGTTTGGATTCCGATACGCGCCTGACTGCGCCATCTGATGCGCCATGCGACGCTGATCAGCGCTCAGACGAATGCTCGTCGACTTCCTCGGAGGCTGCCCCGGAGCGGTTCGCTGGACGGGTGCAGCATTTGAATCACGGCTCATTGGCGGTGCCCTCTTAGTTGGAGTTGCTTGCGCTGCGAACGCGTCGGGAAACTCCCGGCGCATATGGCGGTCGATCTCCGTGAAGTAGTCGAGGCTGCCAATTTCGTCATCGCGACCCTCAGCGCGGAAGCGGCGCTCTACGCGACGTGCGTAG